GTGAAGAAGACAATGGCGATCGTGATGACGGCGGCGGCCTGGTCGCTGGCCGTACCCGGTCTGGCCGGCGCCGACACCGGCAGCGGCACCACCGGAAGCGGTGTGATCGACACCGGCAGTGGCATTCTCGGCGACCTACTCGACACCGGCAGCGGCATCCTGGGCGGCAGCTCCGGCGGCTCCTCGGAGAGCGTGCAGCCCTGCAACACCTCCACCAAGTCCGGCGGCGAGGGCGTCACCACCACCTCCCACCAACTCGGCGTCGCAGGCCCCACCTCCTTCGTACTGTCCTACGAAACCCTGAACATCCCCGACCGCATCCAGGTCTTCTACGAGGGCGGCCAGGTCCTCGACACCGGCTACATCGGCGACAACATCAACCAGGGCACCGGCTCCGCCGTCGTCTCCCTCCCCGCGGGCACCGCGACGACAGTGACCGTCCGGGTCAGCGGCATGGACGACACCCAGTGGGAATACACAGTCAACTGCCCGTCGTAGATCGGAACCGCCAGCTCGCGAGGCATCGGACCGTGTGCGCTCTACGCGGTCCGATGTCTCAATTGTGCTGCACCACAACGCGTCACTGTGACGATTGCCCACCAGAAACCCGGGGTCGCTGTCTCCGTGCGCAGCATCGTCGAAGCGCATGGCCCCGCGCGCATTCGCGCGCGTGAGCGGAAGAGAGCAATCATTCAGGAACTGAAGGGAAAACAATCAGCTCCTGACGGTAATCAAGGCGTCAAGGCCATTCGCCTAGATAAAGAAGCAGGGCTACAATCGATTCGGCGTTCCATAACGTTACGCATCTGGTCTATGAGATCAATCATGGTGTGAGCGAGTCATTAACTGGGTAATCATCCCAGTTCAGCGCCGCGATCACGATGCGCTGTCGGATTCAGTTCGCATTGTCGCCCGCCCAGTCTGCCGCTCGCCCGCTTGCCCTGCGGAAACCGGTCATCGAACCCACTCCTGTGCGACACCTTTCGGGCGATCGAAATGAAGTCCTCGATTCGGATGGAACGTCTTGACTGATCCCCGCAAACCCCTGGCATCGCCCCGGCGAATGCCGTGACAACTAGGGGCTGGGCCGCCGAAAACTCCCATGTTAGAAACTTCCTGTCGGTACCAATGCCGACGCATATGTTGCATACCAAGGGGTTTCATTCAATGACCAAGATTCGCACGCTCGGTATCGGTCTCGCGGTCGCCGCGGGCATCGCCCTGTTCGGCGCCGGTACGGCCACTGCTGAGGAGACCGGCTCGGCCGAGTCGGTCACCACGATCCTGGAGGCCCTGACCTCCGGTTCGGCCGGCGCGACCGACCCGACCGATCCGGGTACCGGCGGCGGCACCACCGACCCGGGCACCGGCGGTGGCACCACGACCACCTCCAAGAAGTCGGCCATCGCCGATGAGGCCGAGACCGGCTCGTCCGACACGCTCGCCGCCATCCTCGAGGCCCTGACCTCCGGCTCCGGCGGCGGCGCGACCGACCCGACCGACCCCGGTACCGGTGGCGGCACCACCGACCCGGGCACCGGCACCGGCGGCGGCGAGTAGTTCGCACCCAGGGCCGTGCACCGTCGGGTGTGCGGCCCGCCCGGTTTGCAGCCCCTCGCGAATCGGCGACATACGACGAAAGCCCCACCATTGGTGGGGCTTTCGCTGTTCAGTCCATGGGTTCAGCTCCGGCGCGCCGCCCTGATCCCGTTGACGTAGGCGGCCACGATCCGCAGATCGCCCTCGGACAGCCCGGACAGGTCGACGATCCCGCTCGGCGGCTGGGCCGCCACCGGCTCCGTCTCCACCGGGTCGAGTCCGGCCTGCTGCAACAGGGGCTCGGCGTCGAGGCCGACGGCGGCGGCCATCGCCTGCAGGGTCTCGGCGGTGGTGCTGGCGGGTACCTTCTGGCCGCGTTTGTACTGCGTGCCGTTCTCGACCTGCGTCCACAGGCTGGTACTGATCCGTGCTGCCTTCGCGGCGCGGTCCATCGACATCGCGCGCTCCTTGCGAGCAAGCCGCAGGGTGACGCTGACCTCGGGCGGGACCACCGCGCTCCGTTGTCTCACCATGACGCGATGATAGCAGATTGTTTGCACTGATGCATGAAGTGCATGTAGCGCTATAGGGTGCACCGGCACCGGCCATCGCCTGTGCGGCATCGTACATCCTCCTTGCGGAGCCGCCCCCAGGGTGTGATGAACACCAACCGATCTGTGCAGTTCGATCGCTCGGCTTGACATGCGCTTTGCAACAACGTTGCATACAACGAGTGTTGATTGGGGGGGCCTTCGCAGAGGGCATCCACTCGGCACCGTCCCGCCGCGCGGGCGCCGCAGTACGGTGCCGCGGCCGCCGGGGCACTGGGCCTGCTTATCGACTGAAGGAGCAAGTACATGGGTACGAGCGATGCCGTTGCGGCGTCGAACCGCATGCGTGAGGATTCCTGTGGTGTGACCCCGTTGGACAGGTGGCTCGACGACACGCACCTGTACCTGGATCGAAGCGCCGCGCGTGATCTGGCGCGCCTGCTGGGCGACATCCCCGATCTGGCCGAAGACCTGGAGGACGCGCGAACCCGCCAGACCAGGTTCGGCGCCGTCGACTACCGCACCCGCAACGGCGCCCGCGAACAGCGCCTGCCGTTCAACGCCGCCGCCGCCCGGGTCGAGGACGAGCTGCGCGCCGTCCTGGTGTCCTGGGTCCGGCTGGTCTGCGAGCAGCGCGCCTTCACCTACGACGGCGCGGCGAGCATCGCCGGCATGGCGGAATGGTTGCAGCGCAATATCGTCGCCTTCGCCATGACGGAGGGGGTGGAGACCGCTCCCGCCGAAATCGGCGCCGCGGTCGAGGCCGCGGTCGCCGTGGTGTGCCCGCCGGTCGACGTCTCCGCCGCCGACACCGAACTCGTGCTGCGGGCACGCGCTGTCCGGCTCAACGCCGCCGGTATCGGCAAGCTCGCCGAGCAGCTGGGCCAGGACTATCACAACCTCACCGCCCGCCGGGTTCGCACCCTGCGCGAGGCAGGCCGGATCAGTCCGGTGCCCGGTCCGTGGCTGCCCGACTGGCCCGAACTGTTCGTGGTCGGCGAGGTACTCGACGCCCATCGCGCCTTCCCGGCGCGTCGGCGAGTGAAAGATGCATAGCGAATTCAGTTGTCCCGGTGGGGCGTCGGCCGAACGCGGCCGGCGCCCCACCGGCGTTTCAGGGGTGTTGGCGGCACCTGAAAGGCCTACGCCGAAACGTATTTCGCGCTTCGCATCCGCTGATCCACGCCGCGCGCAGTGGTTCTACCTGCGCGTTCGCCGGTTCTCGGAACAAGTTGTTGACACCACGCGAACCATGTTGCAAGATAGTCCCAGCGGGAATTCGCATGCCCAAAATCGGGCGCACACTTCAAATTTCACTTCCATCGGGTACCGATGCCGAAGATCCTGACCGGGGCTCACGTTTAGCTTCTCGGTAGAGTGGGTAGGTGCTCTCGACCGAGGGACTGTCCATTTCGGCTGCTGGGTGAGGTTTTCTGTGTCAGGTGCTTTCGATGCGTTCATCCCGGATGACTCAGGTAAGCCGACCGGCGAGTCGACTCGCGAAGGCGACCGCGCCTATCGCACCTCCGACGCTCCGGTTCCCGTCAGAAGCAATCGCGCCGGTCATGTCGACATGGCCGATATCTGCCTGGAGGACCTGCAAGTCGTCGCAGGCGCCGTCGATCGCTGGCGCTCGCTACGCGCCCCGTTCGTGGTGAAACACCACGCTGCGCGGTGACCGCGGCCTGCATCCGACACTGTCGGGGTGAGGATGCGGCAGGGGTGGTCAGTGGCGAATCGTGAGAGTTGTGTGTCCCCATGGGTGTTGACGAATCGGATGCGGTGATGCCTGACCGACAAGGTATCGCCGTGCAGCGCAATGGTTTCAATGCGCAGGAAGTGGCGTTCAATCACGGTATCCGGATCGATTCCGTGGTCGTGTTCGACTTCGTGTCCTACTGGTCGGTGGTCGATCGGGCGGTGCTCATCCAGGCCGACCTGTCCGGTCACGTCCGCAACGAGGTGATCGCGCACTCGATCGCCCATATCGAGATGGCGGAGTCGCTGGAACTGGCGGCCGCGCTCGACGGCGAATTGTGGCGCGGCCGGGTGGAGATGAAGGTCCACCACATCGTCTCCCGGCGGCTCATCCCGCTCGCCGATCTGCGCGACGCGCTGGAGATCGGCAATAACATGCCTGACGTCGCCGCCATCCTCGGCGTCACCGAGTTCCTGCTCGGCTGGCGCCTGCAACATCTCGACGACGAGGAACTGGCCTTGATCCCCGTCCACCTGCTCAACCGGCTCGGCTGGCTGCCCGGCATGACCGCCGACTACCCGTACCTGTGCCTCTGGCCGACCTCGAGTTCCGGTGAGATGCTCCGTCAGCTGGCACCGGGCCGACACCACAAATAGCCAGCACCACACCACTTCACAGCCCTCGTTCCGGCCTGGCCGGAACGAGGGCTGTGTCGTACCCGGCCCCGAACTCATGCGGCAGGCCCCCGAAAACACTCGAACACCCGCGGGTTCAGAGCCCGCCGCATGCCCGCCCCGGGCGCGCCCGTCTCCCACGGCACCGCCGCGGTCGCAGACGTCGCCGCAGCGCCGGGGCGAATTGGTCCCGCTTCGGACGATCACGCGTCCGGAGCGGGACCACCCACGTCACTTCCGAAAGAGGTACTCCCATGTCGCTGTGGTCGCCGAAAGACCGCCTCAGCCGCGATCCGCGCACCATCGACGTCCTGGTGGTCGGTGGCACCTGGAATCCCGGCGGCGATGGTGTCACCGGCGCGTTCATCGACGCGCTGAACTCGTCGATCTTCACCGCCCGCATGGTCCCGTACCCCGCCGACTACGGCACCACCATGAGCTATGCCCGCAGCGTCGCCGAGGGCAAGCGGGCACTGCTCGCGGCTGTCGATCGGTCACCGAATCCAGTTGTGCTGGCCGGATATTCACAGGGCGCGGCCGTCGCGGGCGACCTCGCCGCCGAGATCGGCCGTGGCGAGCACCCCGGCCGCGAGGTCATCGCCTGCGCGCTGCTCGCCGATCCCCGCCGCCCGGCGGGCCACTACCTCGGCGACACCGATCCCGGCGGCTACGGCGTCGTCGGCGAACGCCCGATCGACGGCATTCCCGCCTACTGGGCCGCCGCCCCCGGCGACCCCATCACCGCTCTGCCCGCGGGCAATCCGCTGCGCACCATCGCCGACCTGAGCGCCTTCTTCAGCTTCGCCGACGCGGGCGCCGCCGTCACCTGGGGCAAGGAAATGCTCAACACCGCCGCCCGGAATCAATTGCAGCGCTGGTGGTCACCGGCGAACTGGCGCAGCTGGGCGGGCGCCGTCGCCTACGCCCGCGGCTACCTGTTCGACGGCCGCCACACCGACGACTACGTCCGCTCCGGTCACGCCCGTGCGCTGGCGCAGGCGTTGAACCGTGACATCGCCGAAGGGCGCATCTGACATCGGGTGTTCCACCCGGGGAAAGGAATTCGCATGCGCATCACCACGATGCCGGAGCCCGCGCTGGTCCGGTCGGTCCTGGTCGCCGCGACCGGCGTGCTCGCCTACCTGCTCGGCAGCCAGGTCGACACCGCCTGGATCGAAACCCTGCTCACCCTCTACGGATTGGCGACACCCCTGATCGCCGGGGCGGTGATCAGACCCGCGGTGACCCCGGTGTCGGGAACGGCGGGTGAAGCGCGTGGCGACGTGGTTGAGCCCTGAGTTCGTGCAGGCGAGCGGCGTCGCCGTCGCCACCGTGATCGGCGCGGTCACCGCCTGGCAGGCCAGGGAGGTCGCCAAACTCCGCGAACGCGTCGTCGCCCTCGAGGAACAGGCCGCCGACGACAAGCTGCGCTTCCGCGACGCGATCCGCCTGATCCGCGCCCTGCAGCGGCACATCGACGAACTGCTCGGCTTCCTGCGCCTGCACGTCCCCGGCCAGGAACCACCGGCCGCGCAGTACAAGATCCCCGCCACCCTGCAAGAAGAAATCTGACGGCACCGCGCGTGCCGCACCGAACCGCATGCGGCAAGCCCCCGGAGAACACTCGACACGGTGCGGGATTCGAGCCCGCCGCATGCCGCGCCCCGCGATGCGCCCGTCTCCCGCAGGTGGTCTGCGGTCGAGACGCCGTCGCCGCGTCCGGGGCGTTCGTCCCGCCCTCGCGCTTCCCCTCGTCCGCGAGGGCGGGACACCGACTTCCGCTATCGAAGGAGAACAGCCGATGAGCTGGACAGGAGACCCGATCTGGCTGGCCGACGTGCTGCGCGCGGCGGGCCTGACCGTGATCGAACACGACGGCTGGCGCGACCGCGGCCACGGCGACTTCCGTGACCTGCGCGGCGTGCTCTGCCACCACACCGCAGGCGGCGGCGCCAACGACTGGCGCATCGTCCAGAACGGCCGCGCCGACCTCCCCGGCCCGCTCGCCCAGCTGGTCCTCGAACGCGACGGCACCTACCGCGTCATCGCCGCGGGCGTCTGCTGGCACGCGGGCCGCGGCTCCTGGCCCGGCTGGCCCACCGACAACGCCAACTACCACGTGATCGGCATCGAAGCCGTCTCCCGCGGCGACGGCACCGACTGGACCCCCGAACAGCTCGACGCCTACCAGCGCGGCTGCGCCGCCATCCTGGCCCGCATCGGCCGCTCCGCCGAGGACTGCGTGGCCCACCGCGAGTACTCGCACGAAGGAAAAATCGACCCCGCCGGTATCGACATGGACGAATTCCGCCGTGCCGTACAGGCATTCATCGACGGAGAGGACGCCCCGATGAGCGCATCCGAAGTAACCCAGATCCAGGACTTCATCACCGCCTACTGCGGCCCGATCGGCAGCGACGTCAAAGACATCCGCGAGCAGCTGTGCGGTAGCCGGCAGCGCGACGCGGGCATGTACGCGGGCTGGGACCAGCTCGACGGCATGACCGTCGTCGACGCTTTGGCCGACATCCTGGACCGCCTCAAGGCCCTCGAGGAAACAGTCTCCTGAGCTACCGACATCCCTATCGCCGATGCGACGGAAGGAGGTGAATGCCGTGCTTCCCATCCTCCTCGAACTGCTCGAGCTTGCCGTAGTGCTCGCCCCGGTGATCCTGCCGCTGCTCGGGCTCTGACTTGCCATCGGCAGAGCCGAGACAACCAATGGGAGACGAAGATGGCGCATTCCGACGCCACCGGTGACGGCGCCGACGACATCGTCGGCGCCGGCGCCCTCACCGTCGACGTCCAGGTGAAGCTGTGACGTCGCCGTATCCGGTTCCGGGCGAATTCCCCGATTTCGAGCAGCTCCTGGTCGACCTGCTCACCCCGATCGAGACCACCCTGACGGCGCTGCCCGCGGGCGGCACCGAGCTACAGGCCGCGCTGCCCATCTTCTGGGTTCGGCTGATCAGCGGCAGCACCGACATCAACGCGATCACCTACACCGCGAAGGTGCGCATCGTCGCTGTCGCCGGTGACCGCGCGTCCGCGCAACTACTGATCGGTCAGGCGCGCGAAGCGATGCTGTCCACTCCCGGCACCCGGGTCAACGGCGTCCTCGTCGACTGGGCGGAGGAATCCGCAGCATCCGAAGTCAAGTACTTCCCGCCGACCCTGCAGCGCAGTCAAGGCGTTGCAGATCTGCCCGACCTCGATCCGGTCCACCAACTGGTCGAAGTCGGGTTCACCGTGCACGCCCGCCGTCAGTAAACGGCCGTTCGCGTACAAGAATCCAACGAATGGAGAAATAATGCCTGCCACCAATCTGATGGCGCTCAAAGACGCTCAGCGTGAGCTGCTGCTGAAGCCGCTCGACGCGGCGGTCTTCATCGCACCTTGGTACACCGCGGTGCCGACCGCGTTCACCGATGCCACAGGTGTGCTGCAGACGCTGCCGACCCCGTACAAGTCGATCGGTCTGATCGACAAGAAGGCCGGCGTGGCCTTCGCCCGCAATGTGACCGCCGCGCCTATCGAGTCCTACGGTGAGCTGGAGCCGTCGCGCAACGACATCACCGGCGACACCACCACGCTCGAGTTCGAGCCGCAGCAGACCAGCGCGCTGACCCTGTCGCTGGCCACGAGCGCCAACGTCGATGCGATCAAGGCGAACGCGCAGTCCGGCGAGGTCTTCTTCGCACAGCCCTCCTCGGAGCAGATCACCTACTACTCGGCGATCGTGATCGCGAAGGACGGCAACGACGCGTCGCCCATCTACGTGTTCAAGGTGCTGCCGAAGGTCGCCATCACCAAGTACGCCGGTGAGCAGTGGACCGCGACCAACATCCTGTCGCAGAAGCTCACCATGACCGCCTTCAAGGACGACACCGCCGGCTACGCCGTCGCGCACGGCTTCGGTGGCGTCGGCTGGAAGAAGCTGCTCACCAAGGCCAGCATCCCCAACGCGACTGCCTGACCCAGAGCCCCAGCTGTGGGCGCGTGCCGTGCGTCTCCGGTCACGGCGCGCGCTCACTCTTTTCATGACCCGCACCGGAGAGAACAGACAGGTCATCATGTCCGCAATTCCCACCACGTTTCCCGTCACGCTGACCGACGGCGAAGCCGAGTACCAGGTCTTCGACGCGACCGCCTATGTCAACGCCGTCTTTTCGCAGGGCCACATCCCGGTCGTCGCGACTGCGACGGCCACCAAGGCGCGCCAGAAGTAGTCGCGACTGCTGCCCTCGTGTCGCGTGTCGACTGACGCGAGGGCAGCACCGCACATTCACGACAAAACCGGAGAATCACCATGGCCAAGCCATCCAAAACCGTTATCGCAGGAACCAGCGACGAAGGCCGGTTCTATGAGATCCAGCAGGAGCTCGCCGCCCGGCGCCGCGGTCCCTACCACCTCACCGCCGAGATCAGTATCCAGCCGATGACCAGGCGACAAGCGAAAGCGCTGCGCGACACCGGCGATGAAGACGAACAGCTCGCGATCCTGCTCGGTGACCAGCATCAAGCCGTCGAGGACCTCTTCGATGACCGCCCGATCGACGAGTGGATCGCCTTCCAGGAAGATCTGTACGCGCACTTCTTCGGGGAAGGGGCCACGCAGCTTCCGGGGGGATCCGAGGGCTCGTAGAGTTCTGGGACCGTTTCGGCGCCGCGCTCGACTACGACCTGCTCGAGCGCGGCATCGATATCCGGGACTGCTTCGGGCCCGCCGAATTACGCACGCGTGACTGGCGCACGATCTGGCGGTTCAAGGATCGCCTGCCACACGGGTCGCACTACAAGACGGCGCTGGCGATGGACCCGGTCCTCGCCGAGGAACTCCTCGCGCTGGACGAAGACCTCTTGGCCGACGACCGCCCGACCCCCGAGGGCTACACCCTCGACACCTACCTGCTGCTCTCGATCATCGACGGCCTTCAAGGTGTGCAAGCCGCGGTGATCGCCGCAGCCGGCGCCGACCCACCCCGCATGAAGCCGATGCCGCGCCCGATCACCGCCGTGGAACTCGTGCGCGAAGAGCTTCGATTGAAGGCGATGCAGCGATTGATCGATCAGTTCACCGCCCCGGAGCCAACCCACCCGGGGTCAGCCTGAACCCGCGAGTATTTTCCGCGGTGGCGGAATACCTCGCCGTCTGATCGAGCTCGACTGCCATTGCAGATAAGCATATCTATTCATTGCACGGTGTATACTGCTACTTCTGGAGTGCGCACTTCCGGGATGATGTTTGGAGTATTGTGAGCGAAGAATCTGCCAGCGACAAAGTTCATCGGATCATCGCGTCGGGAATACCCCTGCCCGATCCGGAACTGATGCGTCTTCAAGAGCTCGCGCGGAGGTATGTCAGCGACGCTATGATGCTGTATTCGACTCTGTCTGTGTACTCTGACGACGAAGCGGAAAAGGCGCGCTACTCGAAGGCGTGTGACGAGATGCTCGTCGTGAAGAAGTCCAGGCCATGGCAAAGTAGGGAGGGAGCCGAGTCGATAATCCGGTCCTATCCGTCATTGATTGCCGAACTTCATTCCATTCTCGACACCTACGAGTGATAAGCGAATTATCTCGTACTCAATTCTGAGCCAAGGCCCTGAGGCGTGCGGCGAGTTCGTGTGGCTGCCGAGCCGGGCTGTCGTACACCATGCCCCGTGATGTAATTGCTGTGTAGCGCAAGAGTCAGCCGCAGATCACATGTCGGACTTGCAGACAGCGGGTCTTTAGCGGGCGAATAGCGTTGATCGGTCCGGGCCTGCGCTAGAGGCAGTCGCCCGCGATTCCCGATGTCTCCCTCGGAAGGGTGCTCCGTGCGTCAAGGCGCGTCAGCATACTTTCTTTCCGTAATTCTACCTCTCTGGTGAATTTCACTCTCGGCGCGCAACGCGACTATTCGCGCTGAATTCTGCCTGCTCGGCGCTCGGCTGGTCTTCGGAATCCTGGCTGAACTCTATTCTCGAACGGAATGTCGATGAAAAGCTCCTCTTCTGTATCGGAAGCTATCGAACGCAACAAGCTCCTTCGCTTGCAGGAGTTGACACCCCAGGTGCCGCCGGTGCGGTCGGAGGGGCAGCGACCGCAGGCGATCATTATCGCGGGCCAGCCCGGGGCGGGTAAATCTTCAACGCAAGAAGCTCTCGCAGCTGCCCTCGGAAGTGGCTTCGCCAGCTATGATGCCGATGACAATGTGGATGTGCATCCGCATAGGTCGAAAATAATGAAGAAATCGGGCCTGCAAGGCCACGAGGCGGTGCGAAGAGAGGTGCCGCCGAGTCATCACGGAGAATATCTCGCGCATCTCCGCGGAGATAATGGTGGGCCGAAATACGACATGATTGTCAGCGCACCCACGGCGGGTCGGTACGCTGATGATTTTAAGGATAGCGGCTACGAAGTCAGCGTAGTCTATATTGCAACTGACGAATCCAACAGCATGCTAGGTATCGCGGATAGGTACCAGTCTGCGGTCGACTCGCACGGAGCGGGTCGATGGGTCGACCCGAGGGCGCACGACGCGCTCTACGGTCAGATCAGGCCAGAGGCCCATGATCTCGAATCGAATGCCAAGGCCGATCATCTCTACGTGGTCGATCGCGATGCCCGAGTTCTCCACCAGAACCATCGCGCCCCCGGCGGCACCATGCAGAACGACATCGGTGCTGCCGACGCGATCTATCGTGAGCGAAACCGGAAACCGACTGCAGCTGAATCGGATCGATTCAGGCAGCGTGTCGAGCGGTTGCGCTCGACCGACCCGAGTATTCGAACCAAGCCTGTCGATCCCGAAGTTCTCGAACTGACTGGTTATGCGGAGCAAGCCCACAAGTATGTTCAGCGAAGAGGTTCCGATGGGGAACCCGAGGACGAGCGAGGAAACCGTCCGACTATCGGTGACGTAGTCCAATCGAACCGTTCGGATGACGCACTCGGCCCACGAGGTCCGTCGAGCCGAGCAAGAGCGGGTGATGGGTCCGGCACGTCCGGTGACAGTGGGAGTGGTGGCAGTGGTGGATCGGGGGCCGCGCGAGCGCAAAGCCCGCGCGGCCCCAAGGTTCCTCCGATAGGTCCTAAAGGGGCTGCGGCCAGAAATTCTCGGGGCAAGGGTATAGGTGGCCGGGTGGCCAGCGCAGCCGGTAGCGTGGCATTGCTCGCCGGCGGACTCACTGGTGCGGCGGGGATGTTGCCGGAACTGGGCGCAGCCATCGGCAACCCAGCAGCTGTTGTTCAACAGTTGGCGGGACAAGCTCCTGACATGGCCTCGGAGATGCTCGCCGGCGGCGGTATGCCGGGCCGGTCGCCCAAGGATCAGATGATGGTCGGCGCGGCGACCGGTGGTGCCCCAGTCCAAGCCGGGGTCGCGTCAGCAACGAACGCCTCCACCGACGCGGTCAAGAAATCCACCGATGCCGCGAAAGCCTCGACCGATGCGATGAAGAAATCGACCGCGGCGATGAAGGGTTCGTCCGATGGGATGAAGGCCATGTCCGCCGAGTTGAGCAAGTCGGTCGGTATTCAGAAGTCGGCGGCATCGGCGACGGACGGTATGTCCAAGTCGCAGAAGGGACTGAACTCTTCGATGCGCCAGAACCCACTGATGACGATTGTGAGCCTGATAGGCCTCGTCATCGGTGCGGTCACCCTGCTGGTGCAGAACTGGGACAAGGTCAAGGCGGGCTTCGACTGGGTGTACAAGAACATCCTGACGCCGGTAGGCAAGTGGTTCTCCGATATCTGGAGCGGCACAGTTGTCCCGATGTTCCAGAGCAGTGTGGAGTCTGTCTCCGGGTTCTTCCGGGGTATGGGCGACACGGTGAAAGACATCTGGGACGGCATCGTCAACAAGATCCGGGATGTCGTACGTATCATCGCCGGCCTGATCGAGAAGCTCCCCAACATCTCGATCGGTGGCGTGAGCACCGAATCGGTCGCACAGTCGTTGCGGGCATTCAGTGACCCGCAGCGCAAGAAGGACGGTGGTGTACTGGATGGTCCCGGTGGTCCGCGCGACGATGTGATTCCGGTGCTGGCGTCGAAGGGCGAGTTCATCGTCAATGCGGCGTCGACCAGCCAGAACCTGGACCTGTTGGAGCGGATCAATTCTGGTGCTGTTCCGCGGTTTGCCGATGGTGGGTTGGTTTCGTATTCGAGTTGGTCGGAGTGGGCTGGTGGTTCGGCGCAGAGTGCGGCGAACGGGTTCTTCTTCGGTTCGGATGAGGTGCCGTCGGGGGATAAGCGGCCTGGTGGTGTTGCGGGTGATCTGATCGGTGGGATGGCTGGACTTGCTGGTGCGGCGGGTTCGTTCGCGTCGGGGATGATCGGTGATGCGTTGGGTGTGTTCGGTGCTGATGGTGTTCCGCCGTTGGTGCAGGGTTTGGTGTTGGCGAACAATGAGTTGGTTGCGCATGAGAAGCGCATCACCGACGCGACGACCGCCGCAGCCGAGAAGGCGAACGAGCCCGCGGAAACGGAACCGGCCGGCGAGACGGCTGCCGAACCAGCGAAGTCCGGACTGCCCTCGAAGGCGCTGGCGCTGATCGAGTTCGCGAAGGGCGTCGAGGGGAAACCCTATGTGTGGGGCGGGATGAACTGGGGCGACTGCTCCGGCGCCGTCGCGGCCTTGGCAAACTATGTGGCCGGCATGGAGCCGTTCGGCAGCCGCTTCTACACCGGAAACGAACGTGAGGAACTGTCGAAGCGCGGAGCCAAGTACGGGCTGGGTTCGACCGGAAGTCTGAACATCGGTTGGTATCACAACGGTGGCGGTGACGGGCACACGGCCGCAACACTTCCCAATGGCGTCAACTTCGAAATGGGCGGTGGACGCGGCAACGGCCAGTACGGCGGATCAGCCGCGGGCGCCAACAGCAAACAGTTCGATCATCACGCGCACTTTCCGGCCGAGATGTTCCTTGCCGCAGGCGGCTACGTGTCGGGGTCGGGATCCTCGATCGGCGACATGATCCCGTCAGTACTGCGCACCGGAGACTTCGTCGTCAACGCCAGGTCGACCGATGCCAACCGGTCGCTGCTCGATGTCATCAACCAGGGTGCATCGGCACTGTCCAATCTGGTCGCGCCGATCGCGGTGCCAGGTCAGGCTCTGCCCGGCCCCTCGGATGAGCCGGGCAAGAGTCTCGACCAGTCGATGACGATCCACCTGGCGACACCGGATCTCGACACCGCGTTTCAGAAGGCCAAGACCTGGGAGGCGCAGCGCGCCCTCACCTACGCCGGCCGCTGGTAGCTCGGGCCCGCCAACGAGAAAGTAGAGTTCGATCATGCGTGTCGACGCCGATGGTGCTGTCCGGATCGCCCGCCTGGCGGCGGGGTTCGACTGGACGTGGACTCGAGCGGACGTGTCTCGGTTCTGTGCCGTCGCGGACTGGCAACCGGAGTCCGATGCTACCGGGGGTTTGATCCGCACCGACCTCGCGGTCGAAAGGCCCGAGGCGTTTGTCTTGTTCGGTGCGGACATCTACGAACTCGCACAGCGAAATGAAGAGGTGACCGACATCGCTGTCTACGTGAGCGATGTCGAGCCGGAAGCCCTTTCCGACGATGTCAAGGCGAGGGCATTCAGCAAGGTGGTCGAGCAGATTGTCGCCCAGCTCGGTGTTCCGGGCTACTCCGACGATCCATCGGACCGATGGCCGCGTTGGGTGCTGCCCAGGGTTGTGATAGACCTCGCTGCGGTCGATCGATCGATCACGCTGCGATTGACCAATCCGACCTATCAAGCCTGGATTGATGCTCCAGAAGATGATGACGAGGACGACGATTACGACATCTAGCTCGATCGACACTGGTAAGGATCAGTCGTCCAGCTCGATGACGGAAAACTCGTAACCGCGCCTTTGGTGTCACTTTCGCTGTGCCTTGTCGCGCACCGCCAGGCCTCGGAGGATCGGGGATTCTCCTAGCCGTCCTTGCGATGGCTATTTGGTGACGCGGAAATTCCACTCACTCTCAACGATTCGGTCGGTCGTATTCTCGTTCGCGAGAATCGGGTTCCGAATGGGGATCCTCCGATGAGGTGCTTCATGCCAAAAGCCATGCGCAATCGCGCTATCATTCGCAACCCTTCCGTAGCGCACGAATTCACTGCGGAAGCTCATCAAAAGCTTGCTGCTGCCATCAAGATGCGCACGCAGGCTATCGCTGCGAGGCGGCGCGAGGTCAGTAGACTTTCTGCCGAAGCGGGTTCTCTGAAGGATTATTCGACCGGCAAGTCGTTGGGGATGACTCAGAAAGACTTCACGCGGAAGAAGATTCGCCACAGCCAGGGCGTGCTTCGCGATGCGGGAGTTTCGCCGGGGAAGATCTCCGCGATTTCGCAACAGGCCAGAACAGTCAGTAGTGCGCGATCGCGAGCAAACTACTGGTCAGAAGAAATGGGAATGATCGCTGCGAGGGATATCGCGGGGTCGCGTGGCGAATCCATTCTTGTCGGAGCGGAAGAATACGATGACCACCACATCAAGGGCAAGCCCTGGCAAGCTCGTGGCAGGGATTCCCTCGACGTGGTTTCGGTATCCGCCGACGGAACCCGGCTGATCGTCTACGAGGCGAAGGGGGGTGCGGCCGACCCGAGGCGCTGGTATGAGCGGTTCAAGCCGCGTCGCACCGGATCGGCGGCTATCGCGCAGTTGCTCGAGCACCGACGCGTGCCGACGCATGACCGCCCTCACGATGAGCTGACCAGGGTACAGCAAGGTTCACGTGAGTATCTGCAGGACGTCATTCAAAAGGATGAGTTACTGCACCAGAGGCTGGCGGCCGGCGGTCATGACAAGCTTTTGGAAGACTTGTTGGCTGGACGCGCGGATGTCGAGTACCACGTCGTCCAGGGGACCGACGACGGAGAATTCCAGCACTTTCAGTTCGATATTGGACCCGCGCCGCTGGGGTTGCCTGGCTCAGAACCGCCTCCTAGTTGGCGGGACAGGCCTGGTGGTCCACCGGCGGCAGCTCGGACGCCCCGCTCACGCGGCAAGTCGGCGCCCGTCTCGCGCGTGAGGAATTTGGGCGGGTCGGCCCTTGTCGTCGCTGCTTTGGCCGGCGGGTTCGGAGCGGCATCGATGAGCGGCCCCGCGGCTCCGTCGGCCTCCGCGGCCGCGGTACAACAAGCAGCCGGCGACATGGCACGACCGAACCCCGCGCTCTTCGCCGGACAGCCGGCAGGTCACAAGAGTCTCGCGGACGCCGCGAAGTCGATTTCGGATTCGATGCGAAAGTCGACCGACGCGGCAGGATCCGCCACGAGCGCATCGAAGTCGCTGCTGGATGAAGCAAAATCCTCCACCGCAGGATCGAAGAGCATGTTCTCGCTGGTCGGCCGGGTGGCCGGCGTGTTGAAGAACGCGTCGGCCGTCATGCTGGTGATGACGATCGCCCAGCATGCTTTCAATTTGGTGATGCGAGCGAATCCATTCGGCGCTATCGCCACTGCGATCGGTCTGGCAGTGATCGGTATCGTCCTGCTGGTCGAGAATTGGGACAAAGTCAAACTCGCCTTCCAATGGGTGTACGAGCACGTCCTCATCCCGCTCGGTCAGTGGTTCTCCTCTGTCTGGAAGGAAAATATCGTCCCAATCCTCGCCACCTGCGTGAACGCGGTCAAGGGCTTCTTCGAGGGAATATCGTCATCGATTCACTCGCTGTGGGACAAGGCTGTCGATGCGTTCAAGTGGTACCTGCGGATGGTGGCCGATGCGCTAGACTGGCTTCCCGACTTCATCGTCGGCGACCTCCCCGACAAGATTCGTAAATTCACCGACCCGGAAAAGCGGAAAGACGGCGGACTGCTGGGCGGCGTACTGGACGGTCGCAGTGGCCCCGACTTCGATGTAGTTTCCACTGTGTCGGCTCTGAAGGGAGAATTCATTGTCGACGCGGCCTCGGAGCGGATCAATTCTGGTGCTGTTCCGCGGTTTGTCGATGGTGGGTTGGTTTCGTATTCGAGTTGGTCGGAGTGGGCTGGTGGTTCGGCGCAGAGTGCGGCGAACGGGTTCTTCTTCGGTTCGGATGAGGTGCCGTCGGGGGATAAGCGGCCTGGTGGTGTTGCGGGTGATCTGATCGGTGGGATGGCTGGTCTTGCTGGTGCGGCGGGTTCGTTCGCGTCGGGGATGATCGGTGATGCGTTGGGTGTGTTCGGTGCTGATGGTGTTCCGCCGTTGGTGCAGGGTTTGGTGTTGGCGAACAATGAGTTGGTTGCGCATGAGAAGCGCATCACCGACGCGAAAATCACTGCCACTCAGGGTAATCCCGTCCCTCCCGGCTCGTCGGATCAGCCCGGCGACGACGACTCCGACGCGCCTGTCGGCGATGCCGTTGCGTTGCCGTTCGCAGTCCTGACCAGCAACCTCCGGAAGTTCGCCCGGGGCGATCTCGATCAATGGGCCGCCGGCGGTTCCTCGCTGGACCTGCGGGCCGGAGTGGACGGCCTGGTCCCGGTTCGGCTCTCCGATGGCGAATTCGTCGTCAAGGCCGAGGCGGCGGCCGTGAATATGAGCCTCTTGGAGGCGATCAACCAGGACGCGAATGCGGTATCGAGCCTTCTGTCCGCCGCCGTGGTTCCGGTGGGTGCGCTGCCCGGCGCGGCCACGGGTCGACAGCGGCGCGTCGATCGTTCGGTAAGCCTTCATATCTCGTCCCCCGATGTGGACGCCGAATTCTCGCAGGACCGGGCTGCTGTCGCGCAGCGTGCGCTGACCTATGCCGGTCGCTGGAACTGACAGCACAAACGAAATCGAGGTGAATCATCATGGCGCAAGCCGCCACGATCGAAGTGGAAGGAGTCGACGGCTCTCTGTGGACTTTGTCCGGCCCCGGACAGGGGCGAGAGGGCGTCGAACTCGGCACCGCACCGACCGGTCTCTATGACGCACCGGTCACCACGATCTGGAACTCGACCGCGTTCCAGATCGGTGCGACCTACGGCGGCGCGACCTGGCAGAAGCGGGACGTCGTCTTCGGTGTCAATGTTCACGCGACGTCGTCGTCGGCGTGGGAGACGGTCGACTCGTCCTGGCGTAAAGCGTGGGCATACGACCGCGATTCCAAACTGACGGTCACGACAGAATACGGCTCGCGAACCCTGCACCTGCGGATGTCTCAGCAGCCGGAGTTCAAGCCGCTGCGAGACCCGCATCTGAAGGACTGGGCCCAGATCACGATGACCTGCACGGCAGGCATCCCCTGGTGGGTCGAGGACGACGTGACCGCGACCGCGACCTCCACTCTCGATACTCGCGGTCAAGGAGCCTCGGAGACGTTGTGGCTGCCGGTATCGAACCCGACCGACCAGCCGTTGTGGCTGCGCTGGGTCGGTACCGCGCCGGCGACGTGGACGCTTCCGGACTTCTCCTGGTCCGGCGATGCGCACCAGTCTCGCGTCATCACGCTGCCGTCGCTGACCGCGGGCCAAGACCTCACAGTCGACACCGATCCGATGGAGGAGATGGTGGTCGCCGCCGACGGGAGCTCGGTCTGGGCCCGCATGAACGGACGGATGTTCCTGTATTCGGTTCCGCCGTGGACACCGGAGACCCCGGTGCCCGTCACGGTGAAGGGCGCGCCCCCCGGCGCGATGATCCAGGTTCGGTGCCCGCGCAACTGGTCCAGGCCGTGGGGGCTGCAGTGAGCGAACACCTTGACGAGCTGTATCGCGCCGGTCGCGCGGTCCGAAAGCGGCGAAAGGACAGGCGACTGCAGCCGCCGTTGATCCGGCTCTGGGACGGCGACTGGAACCTTCGCGGGATCTGTCATGCCGAGGTCTCCGGCGACTTCAAATGGTTGCTCAACGAATCCGGCACCGGCCAGTTGGTCCTGCCTGCCGAGCATTACCTCGCGAAGTGGATCATGAATTCGACCGCGCGGTCGACCCAGAACGTGCACATCACCGTCGACAAGGACGGTGCTCGCTGGGGCGGGCGGATGAAGACCGCCAGCCTGCAGAAGACGGCAACCGGTCTGAAGACGGTGGTCGTGCAGTTCATGCACGACTACGAGGAACTGAAGTACATCCAGGTGTGGAGCAATCCGCTGCTACCCGCCGCATTCCAGTTCCCCAAGGTGTTCATGCTGGCAGGCCCCTCTATCTGGTGCCTCAAATTGTCCCTGTTTCTCAATGTGCTGCGCAAGGAAGCCAGCCTGTGGGCTTTGCCGGACGATCCGCTCGATCCATCGCAATGGTTCAATCTGGATCAGTCGCGCTGGTCGATGGTGGTGGCACCGAGCGACTTCTTCTCCGACACCTCGATCTGGACGATCATCTCGTCGCGGTGGAAGACCTGGCACGACATGGCGACGACAACGCTGGACGACGCGCAGCTGATGGTGACCTGCCGCCGGTACCTGAACGGTGACCCGCCACCGTGGCCGGGGGCGAATCTTCGCCATGGATGCTTGGTCTTCGACATCGTCGATCGATCGGGCTACTACTCGGGCACCTCCGAGGGCGGGTCGGTGCTCGACGGGCTGGTTCATACGGCGCAGCGGTTCGTCAACGAGATGGCGGAGCAGGAGCCCGAGATCCTGCCGGATCCGAACGCTCCCGAGGAGTACCAGAAGAAGGATTGGCTGGGCACTCTGCCGTCGAATCCCTGGGTTGTGTATCGAGAGAACGAATACACCGGAATTCAGACATCGGCGTTCACGATCACTCCGGCCACCGTCGCGCAGATCAATTGTGGTGGTACCAGCATGCCGGGCGTCAACGAGGCGATCTCGGCGATGGTTCAGACGGTCGGCAATCTGACGTCGACCATCACCCTGAGTATCCCGCTGGTCGGCGGCGCCGGTGTGAGCGCACCCGCGATGGGCGGTGCCCTCGATGCCTTCCTCAAACCCCTCTACAGCGACACCATTCTCGCCTGGATGTCATTCAAATCGCCACTGCGACCACCTCGCATGGGGTGGTCGCACTATTTCGAGCACTTTCAGTCCGGTGCCGACAAGGGCTACACCTTGTCGTCGTTGATCGCGATTCGCGCAGGCCTCTGGGCGACCAGGGGGTTCACCTCTCACAAGATCACGATCGCGGACGGGGCCCCCTACCTCATCGGCGAGCAGGGCGAAGGACATTTCTTCCTCGGTGATCGCATCGGGTCGACGGTGGATGGAATGCCGGCCGGGCAGATCTTCGTCGACCAAGTGACCGCTCTCGATCTCACCTGGTCGCGCGGTACGACCCCGTCCTGGCAGATCACCGTCGGTGATGACAAGGCGCTCGAGGATCCAGTGGCCAAGTCGCTGCGCCACGTTCAGACCATCATGGGTGACCTGCAGATGCTCGGCGTCATGTAACAGGTTCCCGCACAGCAGAACCGGAGAACAATATGCCCCTTCCACTGCAGAGCGAATGCAATCAGGACGATCCCGAAGAAGCCTTCGTCTGGGCCTTCATCGGCCTCCCCGGCCCGCGCAACGGTCCGATGCTGGTACCGCAGCAGGTTCTCGGCAAATGGGCGAAACACCTGTGGGATCTGGGTTTCCGGCATCACCCAGACCTGCAGCAGCTCGAATACCATCCCGCGACGCCAGGTAGTGAGCACTGGTTGTCACAGGCTGGGAGCTGGGTCCCGGTAGGTACTCCCATGCCACCTGAGGTGTCCATGCCGTCGGTCCTCGATCTGAGCATGGAAGAGCGGCGTGAACTCGTGCGGCAACTCCAGGAATCGGGTGAGCTGGGCCATCTCGTCGACATGCGCGACCTCACGCCGGATGTCGCGCAGGAAGGTACATTCGGCGGAGCCGCGCGATGACGAGTCCCGATGGAAAGGTCCCGGGTGGCGCTTTCTCCGGCAGTGCCGGGGGTGGTTCGCTCTCCGATCTGGCGAAGGCCAATCAATCAGCGATGAAATCGGCGGTGGCCGGCGACATCGTGAAGTCGTACAGCGGTATTTCGGTGAACCTCGGATCCGCGATCGACGCCGGTGTGAAGCGATTCGCCGCCGATCTGTGCGACGCGGTCACCGGCGCGACCGGCGGCCTGATCGACCTGGGCGGCTGGGCCAGGCAATTGCGCTCGGAAGCTGATCAGGCGCTGCGGGATTCGGTGCAGGCCCAGCAGACGGCGCAGGGCACGCAGTCCACCGCGGCCAATCAGACCACCATCATCAAGGCGACGAATTCCCGTGTCCAGGTGGTGATCGATGGGCTCCCGGTCAAGCCGTACTGGGAGACCATGAATCTCACCGAGGAGTCGTCGTTTCCGCGCAATCTCCTGCAGCGCGCGGCCTGGGAATTGTCGGCCGCGAGCGGCAGTGTCACGTCCCGGTATGTGCCGTCCTACACACCGGCCGCGAACACGCTGGAAGCAACGTTCATCCGCTGTCTCTACAGCGGCGGCCGGAAGATGGTCAGCTACGTTCCGGACGCGGTGTCGTCGCCGTGTGAGCTGTATGTGGTGGTCGGCCGAATGCTGGACAACGGCGATGTCAAGATCGAATGGGTTTCGCCGAACCAGACACCTGAGATCACCGCCACCCGGGTGGAGCGCTCGGTGGAACTGCCGGCCGAGGTCATGTTCGAGCTGGGTGAGACCGCATTCGTGGGAATTCATCAGCGGGGCAGCGGAAACCGCCGTCCGCTGCTCGGAATCGAAGCGGTCGAGATCCCGCGTCCGGCTACGGTGTGGCCGCCGCAGGTGAACGCCCAGTTCGCCACCTCGTCGATGCTGTCGGCGGGAGTGACCCTTGCCGCCGGAACGCTGTCTTTCACTTCGCAGAAGACGCCATATCTGGCTCTCGGCAAAGCCTCGATCAGCGGGGATCCGATCAAGCTGATGTTCTTCGAGGACTTCGAATCCGGGATGCCGACGGCGATGGCGCGGATGTCGGCACGGTACGCGACGACCGCCAACGGCGTCTTCCAAGCCGACGGTTTGGACGACGGCCTGCGCCGCTACATCTACGGGCAGAAGCTCAACTACGACAATCAGATGGTGTCGGGCCGCATCCGCGAGCCAACCTCTGTCGCGGGCCGCCTCCTGCTGCGCTCCGATGCCAACAACAGCAGTTACATGTCCCTGTCGGTGACGACGTCGGCGATCTCCATCGTGCGCTGGACCGGTGGTGTCAACTCCACGATCATCGCCAGTCTGCAAACCTCGGTCGCCGACAACGATGAACTGCGGATCAAAGCGGTCGGCAATGTCTACACCGCCGAACGCAAGATCGCCGGCGAGTGGGTAGCGGTGCTGACGCATACCGACACCGCCAACACACTGCCGTCGGGCCCCGCCTACCGATACACCGGGCTCGGCACCGATCGGCAGTCGTGGACCGATGGCGGCGGCTGGGGCGACTGGCAGGCGGAGGATCTGTGACCAGCCCCGACAACAAGTTTCCCGAAGGCGCGTACTCCGGTACGTCCGGGTCGCGGAGTATCGCCAAGCTGGGCGGCACCACCCAGCAGTCGATGCAGACGGCGATGCGCGCGCAGGTGTTGCGGGCCTACAACGACATCCCGTTCAACTTCGCCAAGGCGGTACAGGCCGGCATGCACGAGTTGGCCGCGGGGCTCTGCGACGCCATCACCGGCTTCACCGGCGGGCTGATCAACCTCGGCGATTGGGCGCGCGCCTCGCGCGCCGCGGCGCAGGCCGCGCGCGAGCAGGCGGTGACCGCGCGCGACTCAGCCGACCTGGCCGAGCAGGCGGTGGTGCAGACGGGCGAGGTCGTGCAGGCGACGAATTCGCAGGTGCAGATCGTCATCGACGGGCTGCCCGTGAAGCCGTACTGGGACACGATGAACCTCACCGAGGAAGCGTCGTTCCCCCGCTGCATGTTGCACAGCCGCGTGTGGGATCACACGGAAATCGCGAAACCGGGATACACCGGTTACACCTACACCTACGTCATCGGCTACGACGCAAACGGGTTCCCGATCTACACCAGCCACACGGTCTACGCGCGGTACGCGCCGACCTACACGCCGCCCGCGAACACCCTCGACGGCGCGTTCATTCGCTGCCGCTACAGCGGTGGCCGCAAGATCGTCACCTATATCGCCGATGAGGTGTCCAACCCCTGCGCGCTGTATGTGGTGGTCGGCCGGATGGCGCCGAACGGTGACATCCAGATCGAGTGGGTATCGGAGAACCAGACGCCTGGCATCACCACCGGCCGATTCGAACGGTCGGTCGAGTTGCCGAACGAGATCGTCTTCGATGTCGGGGACACCGCGTTCGTCGGGATCCATCAGCGGGGAAGCGGCAATCCGCGCCCGTTGCTGGGTACCGACTCGACCGACCTGCCGCGCGCTTCCGGCGCCTGGCCGCCTCGGCCGAGCGTTCGGTTCGCGTCGTCCGGGCCGTTGGCCGCCGGGGCGACCTTGGCCGCGGGCTCATTGAGTTTCGCGTCGACCTCGGTGCCGTACTTGGCATTGAGCAAGAGTCTCGTCGCGGGCCCGCCGGCGAAGCTGGTGTTCTACGAGAACTTCGACACCGGGGCACTGCCGCGTGCTCTGTCGCGGATGTCGAGTCTGTCGGCCACGGTGTCCGGTGGCGCGTTCGTGGTCGCCGGTGGTGACGACGGCATCCGCCGCTACCTCTACAGCCAGACACTCAACTACGACGACGTGATGGTCACCGGCCGCATCGTCAGCCCGACCGTGCGTCACGCCTGGCTGATGCTGCGATCGGCGCCCGACAACAAGCGTTTCGTCTCGCTCAATGTCACCCAGTCGAGCGTGTCGATCTTCAAGTACGACAACGGCGTGTGGACGGCGCTGTCCAGCGCCGAGACCACGGTCGCGGGTGGCGACGTGGTGCGGCTGCGGGCCGTGAACAACCTCTTCACGGCGCAGCGCAAGACCGCATCCGGGTGGGACGACGTGCTCACCTACACCGACACCACCGGCACCCTGCCCACAGGCTCCGGCCACCGCTACGTCGGCCTCGGCAACGAGCGCGCCGACTGGGTGAACGGCGGCGGGTGGGACTACTGGAAAGCAGAGGATCTATGACCACCACCGTGACAGTCGACGGCCACGAACTGGCCCTTGCCGTGGAGAACAACATGCTCGTCGTGTCGATCGTCGCCGACGGCATCCCGGGCAGACGCGGAAGCATCTTCGTCGGCGCGCTGGAACCCGAGCCGGGTCCGGTTTATGTCGAGCCGGATCCCGTTGCCCCACAACCGGAACCGTCGGCCTGACCGACCCGAAGGGAACACCTATGTCAGATCAGAAGCAGTTCGGGTACGACCCGACGAATCTCACGCTCGTGCTGTCCAAGGGCGCCGACTTCGCGCACACCGTGGCGCTGGAATCCGGCGCCGTCTTTCCGGCCGAGACCAAGGTCAGGATAGTGCTGGTGAACGCGTCGGAGACGGTGCTCGACACCTGGCAGGCGGTGGTGAGCTCCACCGAAGCGGCCTTCGTCGTCGGGTCCGAGCTGGCCGACGTGATTCCGGCCGGTGCGAAGTACCGCATGTACGTCTCGTACCCGACCACCCCGACCACCGAATATCTCTGGTTCTACGGAGCCGTCCGCCGCAAGCAGTAGACCACTGCCGCGCAACACATTTCGATTCACAATCTCAGGAGGAATTCATGGCTATCGCCGTCGCCACCACCCGTCAGGCACTCGCGGACGCGTACAAGAACGTCGCGGGTTCGAACTCCGTCTACATCAGCGTGCACATCGCCGATCCCGGCACCAGCGGCAACAACGAAGCCAGCGGTGGCTCGCCCGCCTACGCTCGCAAGCAGTCGACCTGGACCTCGGGCACCGGCGGTGTGATCACCGGCTCGCAGGTCACCATCGATCTGCCCGCCGGTTCCTACACCCACGTCGGCCTGTGGAAGACCGCAGCCGGTGGCCCCGCGGACTTCATCGACAAGGTCGCGATCAGCGCCACCACGCTGGGCGCCCAGGGGCAGCTGCTGATCACCCCCACCTTCACCCAGAGCTGACGGCGGGCGCCGCATGGCTACGCAACAATCGACGGTGCGGGCCACACTGCCGGCGCCGTCCACAGCCGCGGTGACCGCACCGGCCGTTCCGGTGACCGGATCGAGCGCGCCCTCGGTTCCGGTGGTTGTCCTGCGCGCCGATGTTCCGGTCATCGAGCCGTACACCATCGCCGGATTTCTCGGGGGCGCGGTGCTCGTCGCCCGCCTCGACACAGCGCGAGCGTCGTGCGCGGCACAGCTGTCCACGGTCGGACAGGCCGCGGCGGTCACCTACTCGCGGGCGACCGCCTCCGGCGGTGCGGGCGCCACGGGCCTGCTCGTCGCCAAAGTCGTGGTCAAGTCGGGCAAGGCTGTTCTAGCGGCGCCGTTCACCGCGAGCGGTGACCAGACCGCCGAGACGAACACCCACATCGTCCGTGGCGCTGCCGCCGAAGGGGTCGCGGGCGCGGACCTGATGGTGATCAGCAGAGCGGAGGCGCTGTTCGACGGAGAAGGGCGGTTCTCCGGGCTGAAACCCTTCGATCTCCCGCTGGCCGGTGCTGGCGCGCTGGCGGCGGATGCCGCCGCCGCAGGTCCGGTCGTGGTGTCCGGAGGAGGCTCCGCCGAAGGCGGATTGTTCGCGCAGACAGGTCAGTTCGCCACGCTGTCGGCAGCGGGGACAGTCGCCGCCGCGCAAGGTTCGCCTGCCGGTGCCGTCGGCGCCGGTGGTCTCACCACCACACAGACCGCGATGGCGGGTGTGGCGATGGGCCAGGAAGCGAACGGGCAGTTAGCCGTTGTGGCTACCCCGAGTTTCGCGCCGTCCGGGATGATCAAATCCACGCCGGCGTGGACGCAGCTGACCGACAGCTGGACGAATGTGGCCGCCTGGGCGGCGGATACCGGCGCCTATCCCGGGTCGACGATCAACACCGACGGCGTGGTCGCGCAGACGGCGAAAGCCGCCGCGACCCTGTCCGCGTCGGTGGTCTTCACCGCGGCCGCGGCGGTGGTGGTGAACGTGACGCTGCGGTTGACCGTCAACGGAACCGTTGTCGCGACCGGCACAGCCACCGCTATCCCTGCGAGTGGTTCTGCTGCCGTGAATGTCTCGGTGGTGCGGACGATTTCGGCGGGCGACATCGTCCGGGTGCAGGCGATGAGCAACACGATGATGTCGCTCTACAACCCCACCGCGCAGCCGAATACGGCCTCCTATGTGCGGATTACCTGA